TTATTTCACATTAAATATAGAATTTATCTTATCAATTGCTTTAAATTTTTCAGGTGGCATTACGTGAGTATAAATATTAGCGGTTATGTTTATATTGCTGTGACCTAATAACATTTGAACTGTTTTAAGCGGTACATTATTTTCAAATAGACGTGTAGCGAAAGTATGTCTTAAGCTATGAAATTTTTTATATGGTATATTATTATTTTTTAATACTCTCTCATAGGAACGTCTTAAATTACGTGGATCTATAGGTAAACCTAGTTCGGTACAAAATACATAATCATTTTTTGTATAGGCCGGACCCGCTTTAATCTTCTCCTCTTTTTGCTGTAATTGATGTTTTTCTAATATTGGTATAAGATTTTCAGGAAAAGGAATAGTCCTAATGCTATTTTTAGTCTTAGGAGTTTGTTCTATAAGGTGATAGTTTCTTTTAGTACCTTCAATAAGAGTAACACCTTTTATAGCTCTTTTGACTGATAAAGTACAATTCTCAAAGTCTATATCACTCCATTTTAAGCCTAATATTTCACCTTCACGTAGGCCGGTACCTAAATCTAGAAGAAACAAAGCTTTTAATCTATGATCCTGTACTGCATTTATAAATTGATTTTGCTCATCTACTGTGAATACGGTTATATCATCTTTTTTATTTTCATTTACTGAATTGCTTTCAGGAATAGTGATGGATTTTCCAATACAATAGTTTCTTACTATGTATCCTTCATCAATACAGTAATTAAAAAAAGATTTAAGCAGCTTATCTAAGTTTTTTATTATACTGGTGCTCTTACCGCTATTAAATAAATCATTATAATAACGCTGTATATCAAGTGATTTAAGTTCTTTTAACTTTACAGGATATAATGGTGAAGATTTTATATAAATCCTATAAACACCCTCATATCGTTCAAATGTAGATGGTTTGACGGTATTCTTAATTTTTTCAAATAGCCATAGTTTACATACATTGCCCAGGGTAAGTTTATCATAATCATTTGAAAGCCCGCTATTTAAGCCATTCTTATATTCTTGCAGTTTATCCTCAGCATCTTTTTTAGATTTGCCATAAAATGTTTTCCTAATTCTATTTCCATCAGAATCTCTTCCTAGATCTACACGAAGTCTATAATACTTTTTACCATTTCTAATACAGTTAGTTTTAGTGGCCATGGTTTTACCCCTTTCCTATTACTTTAAAATTTGTGCGTCCGAAATTCGGACATACAAAATTATGCCAGTGTTTCTGGATTGCGTAGTTACTATCAGATATCATAAAGTAACTACACATCTAAAGTATTAAAATCAATATCCAGGTCATTATATATTCCAACTTTTATTTTATCTGTAAATGAATAAGTCTCAGGAGCGGCATAATACATTGTATCATCCAATCTGGTTTCAAAATTAATTTGCACCGTTTATGGAAATAATATCCACATTAGTGGATATATAATGATTTTTTCTCAGATACATTCATGTTACTAGGTGTTACACATTAGTAAAACTTAAGTATCTTATCTTTAAGTAAGAAATCTATAACATAATGAATATTATTTACCTAGTTTAAATTGAATGGTTCATTTATTCCACTATTACTTCAAGTACAGTACCAATAATATTGTACTTATGGTGTGTGTCAAATTTGACACAGAGGGATTAAATTTTATCCTCCTTTATGTCGCTTGAAATTACAAGCAGGGTGCCATAAATTTACGGCAGGGGTTTTAAGTATTTATGCACAAAGAATATTTTAAAGTTAGTTAATATAATATTCGTCAGTTAAGATTAAAAATTCCTTTTAAATTAGAAGATTAGATTATAAGTGGATTTCAGATTGAGGATAATTAAATATAAATTTAAAATCACATATAATCTAAAAAGATTAATCTTTATTTTTAGTTAAATTTTGGAAAAAGAAAAAAGTTTACTTAAATCCATACATATATTTCCAATTGACATAGAGATCGCACTGTGTTTTTCTTCAGTTTTTTGAATTTTTTTATTTTTTTCAGTAGTACTCATTTTATAGGAGCTGTTTATAAATTTTTCTGGAGTAATATCACTAACATTAAATGAGAGAAGTTCAATAAATTCAGTTATATCTTTTAACAATTTATTAATTAATTCAAGACCTAATTCATTGGTATCTCCAGCTAATTGATAAGTCCTTGCATATGTGCTAATGTCCTGTTTTAATGTATTTAAAATATTTATTATTTTTTCTCCTTGCAGCGAGTTTTTTTCACTTTCATGCATTTCAATATTTATTGTAGGTTTAATTAAATCGTTTGTATTAACATTCAATTCTTTAGATATATTATTTAATACTTCTAGACTTGGATTAGTATTCATGTTTTTTTCTAAGTAAGATATATATTGTCCCGTTTTTCCTATTCTTCTTCCTAGTTCTCGTTGACTAATTCCAATTTGGGTTCTAAATTTTTTAATATTATCTCCTAACATAGTTTCACTCCTTCTTTATATTATTATGATATAGAAAATGGTATTTGTCAAAATAATTTTAAATTCAACTATTAACAAATGATATTTTATATTGTAATATAATAACAACAAATGCCATTTTGCATAATTGGAGGTGAAATTTAAGATGGGCTTAAAAATTAAACTTAAAAGAATAGAGAGGGGAATTAAACAATATGAACTAGCCAATAAAGTTGGTATCTCAAGATATTATATGCAGTTGTTGGAAAAAGGAAAAGCTAAAAATCCAAGTATTGCAGTAATGAAAGCGATAAGTAAAGAACTTGATATGCCAGTACAAGATCTATTTTTTAATGATGAGGAGGAATAAATTTGGACCAGAATAAGCCAGTAACATTAGATAGCCGAGAAGTAGCAAAGATGGTTGACAAAGATCACCATAAATTATTAAGGGATATAAGAGAATATATTTCACAAATGAAAGAAGCAAATGAGGACAATCCAAAAATGGATACTCCTCTAAACCCGGATGAATACTTTATTGAAAGCACTTATATTAATTCTCAAAATAAAGAGCAACCTTGTTATGAAATAACTAAAATGGGATGTGATTTTATAGCTCATAAAATGAGAGGAGTTAAGGGAACCGCATTTACAGCACTTTATATTAGGAGATTCTATGAAATGCAAAATCCCCAAATACAATTAAAAAAATATAGTTATATGATAGAGGATCCGGCTGAAAGGGCAAGAGTTTGGGCAAATGAGTTTGAAGAAAAGAAAAAAATTGAAGCTGAAAGTAAAGGAAAAGATGAAGTAATAGAACATAAAGAAAATGTAATTATAAATCTTGTAGATGAAGTGTCGTTAGCTCAGAAAAGGCAAGTATTAAATAGAGTTGTTAGATATAAAGGTGCTAACTTTCAAAAAAGATGGAGAGAGTTATATAAACAATTTGAAATGAAGTACCATATAAATCTAAACATAAGACTAGATCACTATAACAGAGAGCATAAGCCTAAGCTTAGAAATAAGTTAGATTACATAGATAAAGTAATGGGTAAAATACCAGAAATTTATGAAATTGCATGTAAAATTTATGAAAATGATATTAAAGAATTAGTTCAGCAAATGTATGAACTTAATAGCAGTAAAAAGATCAGCTAGAGAAGGGGATTGGGAGAATAAGAGTATTGGCAATACAAAGTTATATTTTTAATAGAAATACCTTTAAATCAATTAAAGATGGTACATATGTTTATTGTGTTAAAAGTGGCCAAGGTTACTATTAAAAATTGTTAAAAGTGCCTAAAGAAAAATGAAAATTTTATTCAACAAAATTAGAAGTTATTTTCAATAAATTTTAAAGAAATATTCAAAAAAAGTCAGTAATTTTTTCAACCTGGGATGGGGTTATAATGTTCTTGTAGAAAGCAGAAATCAAAACTTATAATGCCTTTGTTGTTAGGAGGAGAGAGGTTATGGCAGAACATAAGTACAAAATTTTAGATAGTCAACCAAGTAAATGTAAAACAATGACAGTAAAAGATATTTGCAGAGAATATGATATAGGGGTAAATAAGGCATATTCTCTTGCTCACATGCAAGGCGCTCCTGTTATTTACAATGGGAACAGGATACTATTTATACGCAGCAAGGTTGATGAATGGATTTGTAGCATGATTGGGGAAAAGTTTTAAATGATAAGGGCTTGAGTGGGTGATTACATGCTAAGGAAAAAGACGAATTTTCAGAGCTTTCAGAGCAGTAAAGGTGGTAGAATGATACCATTATATTTTGATATGTTCGATAGTGAAGCGTGGCAAAGTTTGAGTGCTAATGCTATCAAACTATATTTACATATGCTCAGAAAATATGCAGCTAAATATGTGAAAGGTGAATTGCTTCGTTGTAATAAAGATAATATATCAATGCCTAGATCAGAATACTTAAAGTTTATGGCAAAAAATACGTTTGAGAAGTGTGTTGATGAATTAATTGATTACGGCTTTATAAGAATTGTAGAGTATAAACCTATGGCAGGAAGTAGAAAGGTTATAATATATGGGTTTAATGATATGTGGAAGAAGTATGGAACAGATAAATTTCATGTTAAAGAAGAATGGAAGCGAGCAAAACACAGAAGTTATATATAAAAATAAAAAGAGAGGTCAAAAACTGACCACGACCGAGGGCAGAAACTAGCCACGAAACCTAAATTTTAGATATTTTCGAGGTCAAAAATTGACCACGGGAAAAAATATGCTAATCATAGTAATATCAACAATTTGAATCTTATTTTACACTTCAAGAGTTATTTATAATTTCGAGGTCAAAAACTAGCCACCTTATATATATATACCATATACTTACTTAAAAACATAAACTTTTATAGAAACAGCGGAGGATAACTTTAATGTATGAAAGAAGGAATAATAGTTGGAAAATTTTAAATATTCGATAAACAATATCTCATCACAGATATTTCACATAAAGAAAATTAATTCTGAACTTAAAGGATTATTAGAAGAAAGTAAAAAATGCTGGAAAGAACTAAAAAGTACCCCTAATGGTCTACCAAATGATTTAAAACATGTTGTTGATAATTTGTTTATGATAGCTTTTAAAGATTCTGCAGTTAAGGACAAACATATAAATAAGTTTACATATATGCTTAAAGCACTAAACCCAGAGGATAAAGCTAAAATTAGAGACATTAAGCAGATAGGAGTTGAGGTTCAAAGATTAAATGATAAAGATACCGTTATTGCTAAAGCTGTTTTAACAATAATAAAAGAGTTTAAGGTTGTTTTTTATAAAGAACTAGAAAGAAGATCCAAAGAGTAGGAAAACAATGGGAAAATTATACTACTTATATCTTAAGCAGCAATGTTTTAATTAAAAGGAGGAAGATAAAATGATAGAAAAACTACTGAAAATTTTAAGGATACTAAAAAACAAGAATAATGAGGATATGCAAGTTTGCCAAAGAAGTTGTGGAGCAAAAGATTCAAACTATGTTAGGGGTTACATAGATGCTTTAAAACAGCAAAATGAGCTTTTAGACAAACAAATAGCAATTTTTGAGGAAGAGTGAGAATTCCAATACTGGATTAAAAGATGCAGGTAATATGTGTAGTTACTGCTTAAACTTTCACAGTAACTACATAACTAAATTTGTCATAGGAGGTAAAATCAATGAATGATGATAGTATAAATTATGTATTAGACAACTATAAAGGGGTTAGAAGAGATAGAGCTTTAAAGATCATATCAGGCCAGTTGAAAGAAACTGATTTAGAGTTTAAACAGTATGTTAAGAATGAACTTGTTAGAGACAGAAAGACAATAATAGAGCAATATAAAAATATAGAAGGATTGCATGAAGTTAGGAAAGCATGTGAAAGAGAATATAAATATTATGAAAAAATCAATGATGTTGTAAATAAAGCCGAATTTCAGCTTAATATATCAGAGGTAGATAAGCTTGCTAAAGAAATTTTAAGAATTATAGCAACTTTAGGTGAACACTTTATAGATGTACTAAGTTTAAATATTTTAGAGGAACATGATGTATGCCAGTTACTAAATATAAATTGGAAAATATTTAAAAATAACAAGCAAGCATATATAAAACAGTTTGGGGAAAAAGATAAGTTAGTTTATAAGGTTATTAGTGTTATGGGACCAGAGTATAGATATAGAAAAGGCAGAATGAAAGAAATATATGACTGTCCTAAATATGAGATGCCTGTATATTGGGCTATGAATGAACGTATAATGCAGGAAGTAGATAACAATAAAGAATTAAAAAAGCTTGCTGATGAAGCATTTGAAAAGTTATTCCCAGATGTAAAAACTTACAGAGTAGTTAAAGATTTAGAGGGAAACGTAATAAAAGTTGTTGAAGAAACAGAAAAAAGTAGTAGCGAAAGTAATTAAAGAAAAAGTGGATATCACAAAAAAACCATAGCTAAAATATTATTACTTATAAGGAATTAGGCTTAAATTCTAAAGTAAGAAAAGCATAGGACATATAGGGGCAATAAGGGATAGATTTTACATTGAATGATGAATTATATCTAAAATGTATAAACATGGCTTAAAATTGATATATGAGAGATTTAATACTAAAGTGCATATTTGAAACTAAATTTAAATTCACGATTAGAATTAGAAGTAAAAAATTAAATTATATTCATATACTGTAAGCCTAGTAGAATGAATGGTTAGATGGGTATTTCATAATATAGGTTAATTAAGTTAAATTAATATTCAGAAAAGTTAATTCCTTATAAAAGTAATAAATACTATAATAGTTTATTTTTCTATAAAGTATCATATCAATAAATAAATTATTCCAAAATGTATAAAAGTATGGAAGTACAGAAGCATAAAAGTATAAATTGGAGATGACAATGTGAATAAAGAAGAGTTTTTAAAATTAAATATTGAGGATAGAGTGAAATATTTTAATGAAAAGATTAAAGAAGTGGGCTCTTATAATAAAGTTTGTAAAGAGCTTAATATTAGTACATGTCAGTCTGGAATTTTAAAAAAACATGGATGGATACGTTCAGGAGATAAATTCATATATGATAAAAATTCAGATAAAAACAACAACGTAAATATAGATGGAAAAGTAATACCAGTGCAGAAAACATTATTTGATACATCAGAAGATCTGAGGGGTTATCAGGGTAATGCAAAAGATACTGGAGAGATTGAAAAGCATACAAATATGGAACGAGAAGACAATAAAATTAGCGATAAAGTAAAAAGACATATGTATCCTACAAATAATAAAAATGATGGTCTTCAGCGTATATGGCCGGATAATAGGCAGTCAATGGAAGTAGAAGCTAATGTTTTAACAAATAATATAGATAAATCAGTAAACCAACAAAAAGTTACTCCAAAACTTGAAATATCTAAAGAAGAGGAGTTATCATATGACACTAATAAGAACGGTATAAAACAAGTAAATGATGATATATATGATTCAGACAATGCAACTAAGAAACTAGGAAGGCCTTCAAAACCTGGTAGAAAAAAATACAGCTTAAATCTTAATATAGCAGATTTCAAGCAACTTCAAATCTATTGTATTCTAAATGATGTAAGTCCCAGTGACATAATAAATAATTTCATTAAAGATTTTTTGAAAACTGTAAATCAACACAAGTAAAACCTTCAGATGTGAATGATTTTCCTATCCCAATAAACAATGTAGGGCTAAAGAGGTAAGACATTTATCTGCTGAAGAAAAACTTAAATTGCATTATGAAATAAAAATATGTTAAATCATCAATTTCAAGGTGTTAAGATATTTTGTGATATTATATGTATAAGAATCAATTACCATTTTAGAAAATAAAAGTAAATATATAAATTAGGAGGTATCAACAATGAAGGATAAAACTAATTTCAGCCATTATGACGGAAAGGTATTTAATGCTGAAAACTTTAAATATATAAATGATCCAATAGCAGTTATAGTTGATAGTATTGCTATCTTAGTAGGAGATTATGAACCAGCTAGAAAACAAGCGGCTATGCTATTACTTAAGGCACTATTAAAAGATAAATTTTTAAAAGATTTATTAAAAGACATTCAAAATGAAAAGGCTGAAAGAGCTAAAAAGAGTTGTGAAGCTTAAGCTACAGGGAGATTAACAGGAGGTGAGCCTACTGAAATCAAAATGGAATGATATAAAAGATAAATTAATATTGATACAAGGTTGGGCTAGAGATGGGCTTACAGATGAGCAAATTGCAAATAATCTAGGAATAGGTACAACTACACTATACAAATGGAAAAATCAGCATAAGGAGTTCCAGGAGGCCTTAAAAAAAGGCAAAGAGGTTGCTGACCGAGAGGTAGAGAATGCATTGTATAAATCAGCACTTGGATTTAAATATAAAGAGCAAGTTGTAACTAATAAAGGTGACGTAGTTGAAGTAGAGAGATATGAAAAGCCTAATACTACGGCCGCTATATTCTGGCTTAAAAACCGTAAGCCAGCTCAATGGAGAGATAGGCAGGAGATAGATCAGAAATGTAATTTAGGTGTGCAGATTATAGATGATATTCCTGATAATTAGAAGAGTACAATATAACATTTTATTTAAAAAATAATATGTTAAAAAGATGGTGATTTAATATTGTCATCTTTTTTAGTTTATTGAAGGAAAGAGGAAAATAGTATTATTTGTGCAAAAAGGATAATTTAACATAAATTTAGTATTTATTTTACTATAATATAGATATAAGATGATGGTTAGGAGGAATTAATATGAAATGTAAAGCTTGTGGATATGAACATGAAGGTCATTATACAGAAGACAATAAATATGTAACTACTAAAGGAGATAAACCTTTTATAGAAGTTTCACAGAATATAGCCGTAAAAGAAAAAGATAAATTTAATAATACGAAGGAAATACTATCAACAAAATTATATGCTTGCCCTAATTGTGGTACGGTTAAAATGGAAGAGGATCAGATGTGTGATGGGGAAAAAGTACATATTTATAAATTTTAATATGTATAAAAACGCTCTTATATATTAGCTAAAACAGGGGGAATAATAGAACATGGAAGTTTATTTTAGTGTTAATAATAGAGAAAAATTATTAAGAGGAGACATAAAAGATTTTTTAGTAGAATATAAACATAAAAATACAAAGTATGGTTCAATATATCAAATATATTTAAAAGGATTAAATCTCAAAAACATAGAACTTCGTAATTTAAAAAGTGATACTGTTTTGCCAGAACCTATGAAATTTTTAGAAGACTTATATTTGAAAAATAAAGAATTTAGATTTGTTATAATCAATAAAAATCTTGTGTTAGAAGAAAGTAACTTTATTGCTACTTTCAAAGAGTTTAGAATAAGTAATAATTTATTATTTGCAATTGTAAGAAAAAAATATAAAGAAAACTTAACTTTATAGAATATATGTAGAGGGTATCTAAAAAGATACTCTTATTTTTTGCACTAAAACGAGATGTATAAGAGACTTAATATTAAAAGATAGTTGATTACTAATATAAGAAAAAGCAGTTATATGTCAATCTGATACTATGAATTTTAAAAAAGTGTGCAACGAATTATAAAACTGCACCCAAAATATATATGAATTACAATATATGTAAAGGAGCGTACTTAAAGAGAGGTAGAAACTATGGTAGATGTAAATAAAGATTTAGTTAAGATAGATTACCTTCAAGGCATGAAGTATAAAGATATAGCAAGTAAGTTTGGCGTTTCTATAGATACTGTAAAGTCATGGGTAAAAAGGTATGGATGGTCCAAAGAAAGACAAAAATTTAAAAAAATGAGTGCACACAAAGAAGCAAAAAAAGTAGAAAATAAGTGCACACAAAACAAAAAAGTGTCAAGTTCTAAAAAAGAGGGTCCAGAGAATAAAAAAAGAGTGCAGAAAGGAAAAGTTGAATTAGATGATTACGAACCTACTCCATATATTGAAAATAAAGAGCTAAATGATAAGCAGAAACTATTTTGTGTGTATTACATAAAATGTTTTAATGCTACAAAAGCTTACCAGAAGGCATATGGATGTGATTATATGTCGGCAGCATCTAACGGACCAAGGTTGATGGGTAATGATAGGATAAGAGCAGAAATAGAGCGTTTAAAGGCAGATAAGTTTAAAGGAGCAATGCTTTCACCTATGGATATACTGCAAAAATATATAGATATAGCATTTTCAGATATAACTGATTATGCTGATTTTGGAAATGCAGAGTATAAGGCTAAAAATAAAGATGGAAAGGAAGAAATGCACACATATAGCTTTGTTAATTTTAAGAACTCGAATGAGGTTGATGGGACAATTATAAGTGAGATAAAACAAGGAAAAGACGGAATAAGTCTAAAATTAGAAAGCAAAAAATGGGCACTTGATTTTCTAGCAAAGCATATAGGTTTATTAGACATACCAACACAAGAAAAGCTTAAAAATGAACAAAAGAAAATGGAGATTGCGGAAAAGCAGGCAGATAATTTAGACGACGATATAGAATATGCTGTGGAGGGTGGCATGAATGAAGATTATGAAGAAGGTTAAATAAGTTTTGAATTCGTAATTTTTGGGGGTACCTAATTATTTTAGTGACTAGATTTTTTGAGTTATAATAAGATTGAAAACTAAAAATTAGATTCCAATCTTATTATTTTAAAAATAGAGTTTAAAACTGTAGAATTAATTTTAAATAGTACCACTTAGGTATGAATATTTTTACAAGGCTGGAACATTAATAATTGCATGAGCTAACCTTTTTTCTAACATATTTTTGATAGTTTTTATATTGTTGAAGTAAGTTTCTACAGACCAAAATGTAACAATGTCATTTTTGATAATATCATAACAATTTTCAAGGTTTTCTAATACTTTATAAAATACTATTAACTCTTCGAGAGTTATTCCAAAGCTACTTCGAGGAATGCCAACCTTTGACATGTCATTTTCTTCCCAACCATTGTCTTCTTTTAATTTTCTGCTAGAATCTTCTATATATTCATTTAATTCATGTAAGTAATCTCTATTTGCTTCTACTTTTTTTATAAGGCTATTAAATATGCCGGTATCTATTTGTTTTGGCATACAAATACTATTTTTATTTGCGTAACTTAATAGTCTGGTTAGATTATCCATTACATCAGTAGGATGTTGAAATTCTATGCAATTACTTATTTCTATGTATGCTTTAATTCTACTTAGATCAATTAGATGCCTTAAATCTACTAAATATTTGTTATTCACTATCAAATCTCCTTGCTATATATGATGTATAAAGTAAAAAATTTTTGTAATAACTACAGTATATAAAATTATGAATAATACAGTCTATAGTTTTTTACAATTTATTTCTGATTTTATAAGTAGGGTTTTTGCCTAAATTCTAATTCTGTGAGAAAACCTGAACTAGATTACAATATATAGAGGAATATTTATTGTAATACTCATAGGATATTATTTAATGGGAGGTAATGCATTGAAAAATCAGCTCTATAAGGAAAAGGCATATGAATTTAACATTGTAAGAGAATGTGAAATTTTATCCATAAGTTGTAAAAAAATTATGAAGGCAATAGATAATACCGATTTAGAGTTAATGTCAACATCTTTTAATTTTATAGTAAGTAGTTGTAACCAAATTAGAAGGACTAAGGCACCGCTAAAATATGTACAGATATATAAGGATATAAGAAGAGTGTGCAACTTGTTGATGAAAATATACCACAATATATTTCATAGGTTTATAGATGAAATATGGGTAAATAAATATAATGAGAAAATTTCTGAAGTTGCTGAATTGTTAAAAATACCATTAAGTAAAATAGAAAATGTTAATATCTAAAAAGAAGAATAGACGGGTAAGGATTTAAAAGTATGTTTATATAAATTAAGCATTTCAATATATTGTTAGGAGGATAAAAGTATTATGGAATATGATGCAAAAAAGGAAGCTAAAAAATGTGAAGATATGTTAATAGAAGCAATAAATAAACGTGGTGATAGTTTAAAAAATATTAGTGAAGAATTAAAAGTTATAGCCGAGAAGAGAGCGTGAATTTTTCTATAATATAAAATATTTCTAATAAAAATAGCTTTCTATGATATCTCATTTATCGTAGAAAGTTATTTTGTTTATTTAAGTGTAGCATGAGATATTTTTAAATATCGTCCATTTTGTACAGATATATATTTATCACCACTAAAGTTATCATTTGATACTATTCCATTTACAGTGTGCCTACTATTGGTGGCTACTTCTACATACCCATCACCAGGTGAATTTACTTTATATTCTCCTGGTTGTATATCAGTTCCTACTTTATACATTCCTTCTTTTATAAAATCATCCTTTTTGGACTGTTCTGATTTAGCAAGTGTTGCAGTGGCACCCTTACTAGAATTTATATCGCTTGTAGATGTTTGCACTGTATTTGATTTATTTGAGCTTACATTTTGATTTGAATTTTTGTATGAATTATTTAATGTATAAATTCCAAGGGCAAACAATATAACTCCAATTATAGCTAATCCTGCCGATGCTTGTTTACGAGTTTGTTTAACATTACGACTAGTATCATCCTTACTAAGATTACCATAAGAAATGTTCTTTTTAAGTCCTTGTTTCCAATGAGCTATTATATACGGTATTAGAACAAATACGCATATTGAAGTAATCATTCCTAAAATATTTACTTTTAAATTATTTATCTAAGTTTATAATTTCATGGTACCAAGGAGTTTCTCCAATAGCATCCATTTTATTTTCGTCAATATTGTCCCAGTTTACTTTATCTAATTCGGATTTATCAAAATCCTGCATATATACTTTATCATTAGAAGTGTTACCGTATTTATCAGTTAAATCAGCGGTTATCATTACACCAATTTTATTACATTTCTTATATTCTGGTCTTTGCCTTGCTTCATTTAGCATTAAATAAGTTTCATATGAAATTCTGCTTCTGGTATCTGCTTGACATTTATTTTTAATTAATATATATCCTGTAGAATCTGTAGAGTCTTCTATTTGTATAGCATTGTCTTTTAATTTATCTCTTAGATCAGCTTGAAGATTAGCATTATCAACTTTCTTTACCTCTTGTTTAGTAGTATTTTGTGCTGGTTGGGAAGCTGATTCCACGTTTTTATGTGGACTATTTACTGTAAGAAATCCTACAGTAACTAATATTACTCCAACTATATAAATCCCTATTGATTTTTGACTAGATGTTTTTTTATATTCATTATTATAGTTATATTTTAACTGTTCCCCACTTGTATTGCTATCAGAAAAATTTCTTTTATGAAGTTGTTTCCAATGAACTATTACATATGGTAGCAAAACAAATACTAAAACATACCCAATAAATATAGCAAAACCATTATTATAATCTTTCAATACATTATATTCAACTGAAAAAAGAAACAAATAAAGCAAAGATACTATTACTCTTACAGCCTTTTTATATCTACTATTTACCCACATCAGTACAACACCAACTGGTATAAATATTGCGAACATTAACCACATAAGCCAATCTTTTTGATAAAACTTATTATTCATAATATTATCCCCTTACTTTTTATTTTATTATAGCATGATTTACCTTAAATACCACACTTTGGCGGGGAAATCTTAACTGTAATAAAATGTAAATAGAGGAGGTGTAAAAAATTGTCATTACAAGATTTAACATATGAAATTGGATACAATGTTGACACAAGTGGTCTTTCAAAATCACTAGACATATTAAATAGTTTTGAAACAAATTTAGTAGGTAAAGCTAAAGAAGTTGAATCAATGTTTAGCAATATCGGGAAAGCAAGCTCCTCTATAACTGAATTGTCTAAAGTCACAAGTGGCTTAAATGTAGATGGTTTAAGCAGTAGTTTAAAAAATTCTGTAGGCAGCTCAAACGAATTAAATTTATCTACAGAAAGACAACAAAGGCTGGAAAAACTAGTTGATGATTATGTAGATGAGTATAATACAAAACTTGAAAAAAGTTCCGATTTAACAGAACAATGGAACAACAGAACAGTAGAATTAAATAAACCTTTAAGTCAATATGCTGAAGAACAACAAAAAATAGATGATGAAATAAACCAGTCAATAAATAAAACAGATGATTTAGCTAGTTCCGTAAATAAAGTATCAGAAAATACAAGCAAAGCTAAAGATAAAACAGATGAACTAAAAAATTCTCTTGGTGCTGTAAATAAAGTTTCTGGTGGAATTGGAAATATGCTAGGGGCTTTTGGATTTATAGGCATAGGATATGGTGTAGCTTCTGGAATAAAAGGTGCTATTGGTGCTTTTACGGAATTCCAGCAAGAGATGGCAAACGTCCATGCAACTTTGGGAGATGTAACAAATAATGACTTAACTGCTTTATCTAACAAGGCTATCGAAATAAGCAATAATTACGGGATAAGTTCAGCTCAAATTTCTCAAGGTGAGGATGAATTAGCATCACATGGACTTAATGCTAAACAAATAATGGACACAATTCAACCATCTACACTTTTAGCTGTAGCTGGAAATATAAAAATGAAGGACTCAACATTAGATGTTTCGTCGGCTTTAAGGAACTTTAATTTAGATATGAGTCAAGCTGGACACGTGGCCGATACTTATGCTGCTGCCGCGGCTTCTACTGCCGCAGCTATGCCAGATATGGCACAAGCATTAAAAAACGTGGCACCTATAGCCGGAGAAGTTGGGTATAGCATTGAAGAAACAGCAGCAGACATAGGAGCATTAGCAGACAAAGGCATTAAAGGCGGGATTGCCGGCACAGATTTAAAAATTATGATTGAAAGATTAATTTCCCCAGTAGGAAAAGGAGCGGAATTAATTAAAGAATTAGGGTTTAATGCTATTGACCCTACTACCGGCAAGTTAAAAAGTATGTCAACTGTAATCAGAGATTTAAATAAAGCGTTTGAAAGCCATGGACTTACTACTGCACCAGAAAAGAATTCAGCTTTATCTATAATTTTTGGAAAAGAAGCTTTGCCAGGTACAGCGGCTATTTTCGGAACAGCACCAGACCAGTTAGACAAATTAACTAAAAGCCTTGAAAATTCAAAAGGTGCTGCACAAAAAATGGCTGATACTATGAATGATACTCTGCAAGGCTCTTTAAATAAATTAAAATCAAAAATAGATAATGTATTTATAACAGACATAAGTAAAACTACTTTAGGAAAATCCATGAAAAATTTTATTGACAGTGTTAATACAAATATGCCTACTATTGAAAATAATTTAGCGTGGGTCTTAAATGGTGCTTTAAAAATCGGAAGTGGGATAAAGCAAAATTGGGGGCCAATATCAGATACCGTTTTAGAAGTTGGACTTTCGTTTCTTACATTAAAAGGCATATTGACAGTTGCAAAATTCGCAGAAAGCATAAGCGTGCTTGGTAAACTCTCAGCTCCAATTTTATTAATTTCCATGTCAGTAGGAGCAGCTGCAACTGGTTTTAAAGATATAAAAGAAGGTAATAAAGGATTAGGAGCTTTAATGCTTGGCACTGCGGCCGGATTAGATGCAATGGCTGCGGCATTATTACTTACTGATATGTCTTTGGGTCCTGTAATATTAGTTGGCGTTGCTGTAGCAGCATTAGCAACTGGCATTATTTATTTTAAATCAAATTGGGCACAAACATGGATTAACATAAAAGAAACTACAATGGAATATGTAAACCCTATTATAGATAAGATTAATGGCCTAATAACACTTTTAGATAAAATACCAGGAGTAAATATAGGAAAAATTTCCGATATAAAAATGAGCTCTGATGACATTAAAATGGCACAAAGTTTAGGAATGTCACCAGATCAAATACAAAAATTAACAGGCAGTGAAAACAAAATACAGTCATTTAAACCAACATCTGGTACTCAGGCACTTACCAATATGGTTAGTAATAATAATAATGTATATAGTTGGTTTCCTAAAACTAAATATGCAAGTGGCACAGATTACGCAACTGGAGGAACAGCACTTGTAGGTGAAAAAGGCCCGGAAATAGTAAATTTGCCTACAGGTTCACAAGTTATTCCAGCACAACAAACAGCTTCAATGCTAAGTAATACAAATTCAAAAATGGGAACTGGTGCGGCAGCTAGTCAAAATGGATTTAACAGTTCTACAAAGAAATTACTTGCAGAAAATAAAGCTATAATTATGGATTATGTAAGTCACCAAACTGTATATGGTCAGAATTCAGTTAAAAATTTTTCAACAGCAGTATTAGATAGAGAACCATTAGCAACTACGGCAACTAATAAAGTATCTACAGACAATAAAAATATAATGAGTAATTTAGCTAATTCAGCTTTAACTTACGGAACTCAAATAGATACAGAGTTAGGCCAAGGCATAAAAGACAGCGAAGGAAGCCTACTTAGTATCGTAGATGATTTAGCAACTAAAGTAGTACAGCAATTTAAAGTAACTTTTGGTATAGCTTCTCCTTCTAAGGTTATGTACAGAATAGGTGATTTTCTAGGTCAAGGACTTATAAATGGTATGCAAGCTAATGATATAAACAGTTTTATAACTAAATGGATAGGAGATACAAGTTCATTAACTCAAAATGGATTAGGAAGTGTTATAGGTCAATTATTACAGCCTATGTTTGTATCAGGTGACAATAAAGGCATCATTAGCATGGTTTACAACTTAGTACATAATGGTTTAGGAAGTTTATTCAGTAGTGGTGGAGCTGTAAGTGGAAATGTTGCTGAATGGTTAACAGCAGCTATAGCTTTAACAGGAGCACCAATGAGTTGGTTGCCAGCATTGGAAATGATAGCAATGGGTGAATCCGGTGGCGATCCTATGAGCATAAATACATACGACATAAACGCACAAGAAGGGCATCCATCCGAAGGACTTATGCAACTAATACAAGAAAACATGGATGATTATCATCTGCCAGGAATGACAGATATATTCAATCCTATAGAAAATGGGGCAGCTTCAATTCGATTAATCGAGCATGATTATGGTTCCCCATGGAATACTCCAGGCGTAAGAAGTGAAATGGCAGGTGGCCCATATATGGGATATGCAGGAGGTACAAGTAATGCTACCCCTGGTATACATTTAGTAGGTGAAAAAGGACCGGAACTTGTTTCTTTTAATGGCGGTGAAAAAGTAACTCCTAATAATCAATTAGCATCTATAAGCCAAAAACCTTATTTTGCCGGTGGCTCAGACGTAAAAGCAGAGATAAGCCCTAATATTTCTTTTAATATATATGAATCTAAAGACCCACGAGCTACAGCACAGGAAGTATATAAAGTTCTTAAACAGCATTTTGGAGACTTATTCGATGAAAAAATGGGAACTCTTAAAATTCAAATGGGATTTAGGTAAGAGGATTAATTATTACAATAAATAGAAATATATTTTAAAATAAATGTATACCAAAACCATTTTTTCTACTCACCATTTTATGCGGGTTTAGAGGCACAAAAAAGTATACCCAAACGTCTTAATTTTTTAAAAGGCATTTTGGTATATACCAAAACGTTACTAAAATGTTGATATGACTGGATTTGGAATTTTCAAAAAAGGGTGCTGTTTAGGGATGTATACAAAATTTCCTTAAACAGCTTTTATATGCAAAATTTTATAATATTCTTATTTTTAAAATTGGATTATATTGGTTGAATGTGTTTCACATATTGTCTAATATATAAGCGTTACTTTTTATAGTTAGCTTGACATATAAATTGTATTTCTATCATCTGCATTTTCTATTTCATCTAAAATATAATTTATCTCTGCTTTTACTTTTGGGGTCGAATTTTAGTCCCCAGAAGCATTGGATATCAATTCTAACTTTTTCTTAACATCATCCCATCTAACCTTAGGCAATCCAGTATTTCCTTTTCTAATTAATCCACATATTTTTGCAGTACATATTAAATTAATAAGTGTAGCTCCTTTATTTGTTGTTACTTTTATTTCTTGACCTTCAAATATTTTTGCCGGTATGCTTTTGCCGATTGGTTATAAAAAACAGATGGAGGAGACAAAGGGACTATAAAATAAATTACTGTAGCCACAATTGGCAACGAAGTTATTAGATGAGGAAAATTTGATAATTATTTAAAGTAATTAAGAGTGTCGTAAGAAGTTGCGACAGAAAATTTGTGCCAGAAATTTATTACAAAAAATTATAATAACGAAAATTTGTCGGAGGAGATAATTTAATTTCAAAATCCAGAATTAATTTAAATACTAGCAGAAAGCGGCAATACTGAATCTAAATGATTTTATCATGCCCAGAAGTGGGCGCAGGCGATTTTATATGGTTTTAGTTTTACTTTGTGGATGAGGTACCTCGCATTTCACGACCCACCTGAAATGTTGTTTAATTGAATTGTTGTATAATTGAAATGAATGGGGGAGATGTATATGAGAAAGACAATAGCAATAGTTGTTATAGTTTTATGTATAATAGCTATAGGAATTGGGGGGTATAAATATAAGGAAAATAAGAATTATCAAAAGGCTTTAATAGAACAAACAAGATTTACAAAGTACTTTAAAACTGTGGGTTCTATTGATGGGACAAAGGTTTCAAATAAAGATTTTATAGATAAATCTATAAGTAGCAGTTCAATTACTAAAAATGATTTGAAACAATCTCATGTAGAGGGTAATAAGTATGTTGTAGCATACAAATTCAAACATAAAGATACTAAGGGCATACATGATGTGGAAGTAGATGCTTATTATTATAAAAAACAAAATGGAGACATATTTTATAAGCATAATAATATGGTATTTAAACAAGATGGAAAGGTTATAGATGCCGATTGGGTTATTTCTATAGCGTTGTACGATTATTATAAGGCTAATTTATCTAGCAGTACGGGTAAGGCTAAAAGCATGATTCAAAATGTAATTAGTCTTAAGAACAAGTATAAAGATTTAGATTTAACTGATTTAAGTAAAGCTGATGCTGATAATGTTATAAACAAGGATGAATTAGCTATAGCTAAGGAAAAAGCTACAGAGGAAGAACAGCAGAGGGAAAGAGCTGAAGAGGAAAAACAACGTGAAAGGAAACAAATTAAAGATAGAATATCAAATTCACAAAATAGCAATGTACAAGTAAATCAAAATAGTAATATAAATACACATCCTACCCAAGCAGAAATTGATGAGTTTAGGAGAATGTGGTATGAAAATCAACTTAAAGATTTAAAAGAGCATGAGGCAAGAAATGCGGCAAATCAGAATAAATAATGTTTTGAAATACTTTACTGTGGAAATATATGTATGAAATATCTATGAGAATATAAAAGGCTAACTAACAAGTAAATAAACTTCGTAGTTAAATTTAAGTAAAATAGGGAAAATCAAATTTAATCCTCCCTATTTTACTTAGAATTCTATGATATGATAGGTATTTTAATTTAGATAATTTCATTTACTGGAGAAGGGTATATGTTTTTTATCATTAATGGTGACAGTTTATTTTAAAATTGGAGCGGGATATAAATAAATGGAATTTTATAGCATAGGAGAGGAATTCCGCTTTTAGCCATGACATTTTTTAAATATTTACTGATTTTTCATAGTTTACGTTACTATTATTTTTACTGTTTTTAAAGTTTTACGAATTTATCTAAAATTGCATGTATCATAATTAAAATGCTTCCGATAATAAATCCCCATTTTATAGATGATTGTATTCCTATATTATTTTTATTAAACAGCTTATTACCCGTAAAGCCAACCATAAAAGACATAATAACATACATTACCATAACTAGATCACTCCTTAGAACAATGCTTTAGGTAGTTGTGTTATAAATTTCTGGTATCCCGCTTTGGTTCTTATTAGATTTAGGCTGTGGTATTGTTTTAAATTTAGAAGATCATCTAGTTCAAAAGGTTTCATTTCATCCGCTAGCTCATTAAACACTTTTTTATCACAACCTTGTAATAACATATAACTTGCACCAGATCCTTTAATCTCACTTTTTAAATCTGGAGTTAGCTGGTCAAGATAATGAGCAGATATAATAATCTTTGTGCCAAATTTACGTAATTGAGATAATACATCCGTGATTACTTCCATAGCTGTTGGAGCTTGATATATTTCATCATAAATTATATTACATCTGCTTGGCTTTTCATGTAATGCACCTCTTAGTTTAGTAGCAAGCATTACTTTACTTGTAAAGAAAGTGGTAAGCACATTTTTAACCATAGTATTATTAAACTTACTCTCTGGCATTTCTATAAGTATTGTTTTCCCTTCTTCCATGGCTTTTACAAAATCAATGTTGTTTTCAGGGATCATATTAAACATGTATTTGCAGTATATATTCTCTTTTAATAGGCTAACCCTGTCCAATATACCATCTATTTCATTGCGTTTGGTTCCAACTACCTCTCTTCTAATAACCTCTTTGGTCTTTCTGTCAGTTTCAGTTTCTACCTTGTCTATGCTCTCAAGAGCCTCAACCATATCTTCAAAATATTTAATGCCATCTTCACTCAAATTTTTATTAACATAGTCAATTAATTCATGTCTATAAGTGTGCTTTTCAAGGCACCTAATAACGTCACCTACTCCAGTTTTATTATGGAGATAAACTATGTTAGCTGCAGCATTTAAAACCCTTCTCATGTTACCTGTTAAGGGTAAACCATCTTTATTCATGGAATTAATTAAAGCTAGTGTCTGCTCTGCTTTCATATTAGCAGTTTCAAATCTATTGAATTCATTCTCCCCCTCGTACTGCACCTCATTAAATGCAAATGCCTGAAAGCACTCTTCTTTAGTTAAATCTAATTCAATAACATCTTTAGGATTCACAGCTTTTTTAACAGCATTACTAAGTTCGCAATTTTTAACATAATCTATAACTATATTAGATTCATGAACCTTATTTGCACATCTGCATAAATTAGCGATAAAATTTGTTTTTCCTGCACCCTGAGGAGCTAATAACATAAGAGCTAAATTAGCAGAATTATATTCCGTAGGCAGGAACGTATTAAAACTTTTACTATTGTATGTGGCAGATCCTAATTCTATATTTCCTTTTTGCAATTCTTCTGGTACATGGCTTTCCAAGACATCAACTTTAGTACTAATCTTATGCCTTTGCAGTAAATCTCTACCTGGTACCTGAATTAAATTATTGCACTCAGCTGTGCTCATTCTATTTGTAGATATTTTACTAAATTTATAACTGCCTATATTGATTTTAGTTTTATCCTTTAGCTTTTTATATTTAAGAGAATTATCCTGAGTTAAAGTTTGGTAGCTTCCCACTACTGCTAAAGCATTATTATGCTCTCTTAATTTATCATTGCTCTTGCTGCATACTACTATTTGAGTATCAATTACTGTAGTAGTTTCTTTCTTATGTGTAAATCTGCTTAAATTATCTAATTTACTGATAGATGTTACTGCAACTTCTGGATGAACCTTTTTAGACCTTTTTTCTTCACCTAAAACTTTGTTGAAAATATCAAAGATACAATCAATAATCTTTATGGATCCAATTAAAATATACTTAGATAAAAAAGTTAAATTTAATTTTTCTTTATCTACAGGTAAATCCTTTTTTACTTTTCTTATTGTTTGATTATATATGCCTTTCCATCTAGCCTGTGATGCTGGAATAAAGTTGTATAATATGTCTACCTTATCTCCTTTTTCCATAATGTCTTTTACATTTAAGATGTTACTAAGAGGTTCATTAGTCTTTTTATTGTATTTAAGGCTTAAAGCATCCTCTTTAGAATAAAATAGTTCGTATTTGTTACCTTCTGGTTCTAAGATATAGTCTACTTGTTTTACTTTAGACCTCTTCCAAACTTCACAGCATTTTTCAACAAATAATTTTTTATATTTCTCAGGGACTACTAGATAAAACTTGCAATCATCTGCGGCTATGCTAATAATAAGTGAAACTTTTTCAGGAAGCTGATAGGTAATTTTTAGACCTGATTTTTTTATATCACTTTGTAATCTTTGATATGGTAATCTGTACATATTAGCTATAGTCAAGGCTATAATCTCTGTATCGTAGTTTCTATTAGAAATCGAGGGTGTTATTTGAAGTGTTACATATTTAGGTTTGATTATTTCAAAGTATTCACTTAATTTTATTGTTTTAGGTTTTGAAAACTTAGAAATGAAATTTATCATAAATATATGCCTCCTATTTAAAATATTGGAGGTTTATCGTTTTATAATCTTATGCATCTTTATAGTGAAGCATTAATGGCTTGAATAATGCCATAAGCTAAAATACTTCCAGTAGCTATTTTTTTCCCTTTATTCCATCCTATTAGCCATGCCATAATAGACACTAAGCACAGCATTAAGCATATCTCTAAACTGTGTGCAACTAATCCTGACCACATCATCCAGGCTAATTGTTTCGGGTGAAATAAATAGTATGCTACTTTTGCCATAGTTTTAAAAAAATCTCCAGTGGTTTCACAAAATTCTTTTATAGATTTTATAGTTCCTTCATTTTCAGATGATGCCAATACCAAAAACTGATTTACACTCATTGTTTTTAACATTATTATCACCTATCCTTAAAATAGCCCTGTAACAAATTTAAAAGCTGATGGAAGCCCATAATCAGCACCTACTATTAATAATCCATATCCAACTTCTTTCCACGTTCCTTCGCCTTTAGCTGCCATTTTAGCTAATACCCTATAACTATACAGTAAAGCTAATCCTGCTACTATCTTTTGAATTATTCCAACTAATTTCCAAAACCCAGGTTCTAAAGTTGTAGATCCACTGGCTGCCATAACTTTTTCAGAATAAAGTATCAACGCCAGTGTGGTTGATGCGACTTTAAAATATTTTTCATTTATGTTAGATTTACTGGTTCTTTGGTACTGCTGTAAATATTCTGGAATGGAATATATTTCTTTTCTTTTTAATGCATTCAACATTTAAATACCTCCAATTGAATAGATATTGATTTCCTGGTAAAAATACTAAATAGTAAATTACAGGGAGTGATTTGATTATGGGATTTTTATTTTTTTGCTCAACAACATATGTTGTATTAGAGTTAGTTCAAGTTGCTGCAGGCGTAAAGTAAATTGTAAACATTCTGTAAAAGCAAACATATTAAGCAATAAAACAGGAAACTTTTTAAAAATAAAATCATACACTACTGGTGTGTAAGCTTTGTAAGTGGCTACGAAGTAACACCTATGAAGCTGGAGCATTAGTAGTGACTTTGGGTAAGTCTGTGATTTAAATCAGGCTTATTTTTTATATATTTCTTGTCAAGATTCACTAATCTAATAAGTTCACTTCCTTCTTTAGTTTTCATTCTCCACCGCTCATAGCTACCATATCTGTTTATAAATTCTGTTAATTTTACAGTAGTCCATCCTATAAAGTTTCCGTCATAAACTTCGATGATCTCTCCGAATGCTCCATATAGTAATTCCCCCTAAATCAAAAGTTAATATCAGTTCTGCCATTTTCTTTACTTTTAGTTACTTCTAAGTACTTTAGGTAATGTTCTAATGCGTCCTTAATAAAATCTGATTTTTCTTCTAAACTATTTACTGTTGTATAAAGTTTTAAGTCTCTGCTAGTTTGCTTAAAACTTACTGTTATTCTTAGCAAGTTTTACAACTCCTTTTCGATTTCTTTACTAATACTATACGCAGGGTTTACAAAAAAGTTTCCTATTTTGAACTAAAATATTTTATTTTGAACTTTTATCTATAAAAAAATAAAGGATACTACTTATCCAAATAAATAATATCCTCCATCTTTATGCCTAACTTTAAACTAATTTTATATAGAGTTTCTAGTGTTGGCTGCTCTTTATTATTTTCATATTTATTATATTGGACACGCTTTATGCCTAAAAATTCTGCAAAATCTTTTTGCTTTTTATATCCCAGTTTTAACCTTATTTCTAGTAACCTATTTTTAACCATATGAATCACCTCATAGTAGAATATGTAAGTATTCTATATTTGTACATATAATACCTTTTAGTTTACATGTATCAATTTCTAAAGGAATGTATGGGGGGTCTGAAGCACCGCTTATAGGAAAAGAGATTACATATTACGGTTAGGTGTGTTGAAGTATATCTATATTTGCAAAATATAAGTATAAAAACTTACCAGAATAAGTTTGTTAGAATAAGCAAAGGATATTGGTATAAATATAGTATTATTTATGCTAAGAATCCATAAAAATAGAATATATCTAAATTATAAACAATGTGATATTAAAAAGGAGGTGAATTTGGTGATAACTGCTAGAAAAGTAAAGTTAACTATAACTGAAAATAGGGAAGATGGGTATAATTTTATCCACAATGAATTAAGAGAGCAGAATCAAGCTTTGAATATGGCGATGAATCATTTGTACTTTAACTATGTAGCAAGAGAAAAAATTAAATTAGCAGATGAAACACATAAAATTAAGTTAGCGGAAGATCAAGGCTATTTAGATCAAAAATATACGGAGCTTAAAGAGGTTAAGACTGATAAGAAAAAACAAAATATTAGAAAATCTATTCAAGCTGCTAAAAAAAGATTGGAAACGCTAAGAAAAGCTGAAAATAAACAAGTAGCGGAGAAATTCAAAGAAATTATAGCTGCATCAGAAAAAACCAATTTAAGAGATTTTATAACGGATAACTTTAATTTAACTAGTGATACTAAAGACAGGTTAACTCAGAAGGTTTCAGCAGATTTTAAAAATGATATTGTAGATGTTTTAAGGGGTGAAAGAACTTTAAGAAGATACAAGAAAGGTAATCCATTATATATTCGCGGTAGAAATTTAACTTTCTATATAAAAGATGAGGAGTATTATATTAAATGGATGAAGAGTATTGTATTTAAATGTGTACTTGGAGTTAAAAAGCAGAATAGTTTAGAACTGCAAAAAACTTTAGACAAGGTTATAGAAGGAAAATATAAGGTGTGTGATAGTAGTATTGAATTTAAGCAAAATAGTCTTATACTTAACCTGACTTTAAATATACCAGTTTGTAACAGTTTTGACAAGGTTGAAGGCAGAGTAGTTGGAGTAGATTTAGGTATGAAAATACCAGCTTATGTTACTTTAAATGATAGTGATTATATTAGAAGGGCAATAGGTAGTATAGATGATTTCTTAAAAGTTAGAACGCAAATGCAAAGTAGAAGAAGAAATTTACAGAGGGCATTGAAGAGTACAAAAGGTGGCAAAGGTAGGGAAAAAAAATTAAAAGCATTAAATCAATTTGAAGTTAAGGAGAAGAATTTTGCTAAAACGTACAATAATTTTATTAGCAGCAATATAGTTAAGTTTGCATCAGATAACAAGGCTAAACAAATTAATATGGAATTTTTAAGCCTTTCAGAAACTCAAAATAAATCTGTTTTAAGAAATTGGAGCTATTATCAACTTCAGCAAATGATTGAATATAAAGCTAATAGAGTTGGAATTAAGGTTAAGTATGTTGATCCATATCATACAAGCCAGATATGCAGTAAGTGTGGTCATTATGAAGAAGGGCAAAGAGAAAAGCAGGAAGTATTTATTTGTAAGAATCCAGAGTGTAAAAATTTCAATATAGAAGTAAATGCAGATTATAATGCATCAAGGAATATTGCTAAAAGTAATAAGTATATAACTAAAAAAGAGGAAAGTGAGTATTACAAAATCAATTGAAATAATTTAAAGTTAATATGACGGGGCGATTTAGCGTCCCAAGTCTGAGGGCATTGGTAGTGTTAATGTAAATCCAAGGTATACCACTCGGAAAGGGTTAACTCTAGGCATTGTGTAACCGCCTAGACATTCCACAAAATATTAAAATGCAGTAAAGCTACTTTTTATATAATGTACTTTAAAGTATTCATTTTACAGGGCCATATAATTATTAGAAAGTTTAATATTTACATTACTGCAGGGTTACTGCAAAAATTTTAATTTTACAAATTATTAATATAGGAAAATCAAGGCTTAAGGACATATAAAAAATAGGGTTATATGTTAACTATGTGGTTTATGATATTAGCAATAAGATAGAAAATTACGAATTTAATATGATTAATTACATGATTTAAATAATAGATAGGTCTCAAGGAAAGGCTATCTATTATTTTTTTGAGGTTATTTATGTGTGCTTTAGAATAGGTGATACTTTGTTTATTTATAATGTTGTATATAGTTTTCTACTTATTTTTAAGTGGGTGGTAAAACACCACATACCTTTTACATTCTGTATAGAGCCATTTTAAGAACAATATTATATGGATATATGGATATTTTTAAATACAGGAAGGAAGTTATAAGAATAATTAATTTAAAAGGAAAAGCTTATGCTGTTGGGGCAAATGTTGTAAAATGTGTTGATATTTTTAGACCAAGCAAGTGCATTATTTAATATTGTGAAGGGGCTACCAAATTGGGAATAGCTTCAAAGGGAGGAAACATAGAAATACATATGAATCCGCTTCTTGCAGAGAAAGTACAGAGTAATTATAATGACGATGGTGTAGCGTAAAAAGGCGTTATAAGAGAAATAGAGAATTTAGAACATGAATTGGATTATGTGAGGAAAAAATATTTCAAAATAGGTCTAGGATAAGAGAATTAAGCAGGGGAACCTCTGAATTAGAAAAAGTCATTGTAACTCATCCGCTGTCAAAAGAATATATGGATTTTATTATTTACAGATACAAGTTAAATAAAGTGTCACCTGGATAGCTAATGAAATGTATGGAATGCTTAGGAGTACCGCTTATAGGAGAAGAAAAGAGGTTATAAATTACATAGGGGAGTTAGCTTAGTTAAGGTGTAACGGATTAATGAAATATAGAAGTTATAAAGGAGTTAGAGATACTTTAAGACAGAAATAAGTAGAATAATGACGAACGATAATTAGAGGATAGTATATTATATTGTAGAAACATTATATAAAAGGAGTGTGATATAATATGGCAAAAAGATTAACTGGTGGTGCAGGAACTGGCAAAAAGATAATGAAAAACTTGGATTTATTTAGTTATAAATTTAATAAAATAGAAGAGGACGATTATATATTTGATGTTAAATTTGGTAATCAGACAGGTAGTTTTGTAATAAATTATAATGAAAATAATATAATAGATGAAGGCTCAACGTTAAATATATATGGACTAGATAGACCTCTTGGAATTTATAATGATCCTAGTTTACGCCAAGTTGCTGAAATGTTAATGAATTATTATAAAAGCAATAAGGATGAAAATGAGAACAATTAATTTTGTCCTTATTTTTTGGCGACACAACAAAACAAGTAGGCAGGTGGTAACATTGTAGAGATGTCGATAGAGAAGTCCGAAAAGTGGCAAAGCATTTGAGATTTATAAAAAACGTAATAGAAATATTGCAAAATTTTTAAGCTTTTACTTATAATAATAATAGGATGAAAAAATAAATATAAATGAATGGAACATTCCAGATGAAAAAAGAATAATATAAACAAAATGATTAATAAAAGTAGTATTGGTAAAAATTAAAATATAAGTAGCTTAGTTGCATTTCTATTGTAGTATAATATAAATAAAATAAAGTAAATTCTTCAGGCTTAAGCAGGAGGCGAAAATTATGAATGGCCAGTATAAATTGTTTAAAATATTTGAATATCAAGAAACATTGCAGGTATTAAATGAATTATTTGGTAAACAACAAATATTAAATATAAATAGTAAGCTGATAGGAATACGTTATGATTATAGTAAGAATCAGTATGTAGATATTCTTAGGAAAGTAAATGATTTAAATATAGGCCAAAAAATAATTACTTCCAGGGCATTTATAAAAATGTTTAGAGCTTGTATAGAAAGACGATATTTTATAAAAAAGTTACAAATAATTGAATCAGTACCTGAAGATATGCAGCAATTTATTAACGATAATATACAAAAAATTAATTCAGAGAGTGAGTTTACTCATAAAATAAGATTAGCGAATTTTCTAATAAGTAAATTAAATTGGTTGAGGCGTATAGATGGTATAGATGTTAAGTTATTATCCTTTAGGATAAAGGGTAATAATAATATAAAAATAGGCGTCAGTATATTTAACAATGGCGTTATATCTGTAGATGATGATAGTATTCTTGATGAATTAGTAGAATTAATAAACAAAATAATTAAGTAA